TCACTGGTTCTCCTGATTATGTAGCGCCACCACTATCTCACTCAACAGTAAGTCGAGCGAATTTGAAACGTCGACTTGCGTAATAGTGGGAAGCGCTTCTTTGCGGCGGATGTGCGAGTGCAAATGCAAATCAGCTATATTTCTCAAAGTCGTTTCAAGGTTCTTTAGTTCTTTCTTAACTGAAGTCGAGGACGCGTAGTTATTGGCGACTTCAGCGAAAGACTTCATGCCAAAAATGGGAGGGACATGGTCGATAATGGCGCGCGTCAACATGGCCATCGCGAAATACGACTCCGTTGCAAACGCGAGATTGATCTCTTGGCAGAGCCTGACAAGCTTGCTCAAGTCAAAATTCGGACTGGCGGCGTTCTGTAAGTCTTGTATCCTAGCAGGATCAACGTACGCTCTCGACGTCAATGCAAGCTTCAATTCCTTGCGACCTGCTTGCAAGCTGTTTTCGCTAACCATCTCTGGCGTAGACAGTCGCCTCAGCGCAACAATTGATGGCAGGTTTGCGAGCCATCTAAGTCGTTGATCGATGTGCATCTCTGCCAGTCCGCGGGCGAACGGAGTTGGCTTATCGATTAATGTTCCTAAATCCGAAGAAGGCAATGAGGCCCAATCCGATCTCAAGCCGCTGTCCGGAAACATTTCAGAGACCCACTCTCCAACTACCGAAACCCATCCAGAGTACGCCATACTGTATTCCAGTGGAGATCCTAGCCTTGCTAGGTTTTTGAGATCCGATCCCCTCTTTGTCATGTCATCTAGGCCGCGCATGAAATCAGGCTCCGTGTTAACCCAGGGTTGATACCATGTTTCTACGAAGGCTTTAACGGGAGCCAGCCCGCCACCCACAACCAAATTGCCGGCTGAGCACGGCTCGCTGCCCGACCAGCGTGCGTCCATTCTGGCAGCCGTGAGCGCATCTGACTACAAGAAGTCACCGAAGGCCAAGAACTGGGTCGGAAGCGCTGTGGCGTACGCTGTGGGGCTGGATTTGGACGACAACGTGCATCGCAAGCGCGCGTCCAGCCTTGTGAGTGCGCTGATGCGTGAAGGAGCGCTTGTCGAGCGGGAGGAGCGCGATCCAGTGCGGCGGGAGCTGGCGGTGTTTGTGAGGGCGGGTTAGTCGTCGACCACAGATGTACTGGCGGCGCAGAGAAGCAAAAGGAAGGTCGGTGCAGAGATGCGCCGGCCTTTTTTGTTGCTCCGAACATGGACTGGGCGTTTTTGCAGTGGCATATGCACTACCCAGCCTGCTGAACCCGCTTCAAAGAATCTAGCAAACGGCTGCCGGCGCCGACGATTTTCGAAAGCACCTTAATCTGTTCTCTAAGAGAAACTTGGTCCGTGGGGATCGGATAGTTGATCTGATGATCAACCTCTCCCCAAATCTCCTCAAAGAGCGTCCTGACTTGAATTTCACAGCACAGCTTAGAGTCAGTACGAGGCCTGACGAGATAATGGATGCTCGTGTAGGAAGTAGGTTTTTGAGAAACATCCAAATCGAAATTTTTGAAAAAATCGGCCGCTTCGGGGTCCCAAGTGTACGCTTTTGGACGTTCGTCGAGAAACCAGTCCCCGTCTTGAACCTTTTTCCTGATCACCTCATCGATGTACCGGAAGTCCTCTTGAAACAAATGAAGGATTCTAACACCGGCTAAGTCCGTGACTTTAAGATGGAAGTCCTCGACGGTGATATTTTTTCCTTCTGTCGCCTTCCGTTTGATTTTTTCTCTCAAATGTTCTTTGTCTTTAAGGCGGCTTTTGTATGAATGGACCATTCTGTATCCACTCGCAGAGAGTTTCGGATTTTCGCCAATGTGCCGTTCTACCACATACATGAAAAGACTGAGATCATGACTGATAGCGTTGTAAGCGTCCAAAATCTCTTCTATTTCTACGTCCGTAGGCGGCGCGGATGCAACAGGGGCGCCGGCAGCCGGAAGGCTGTCAGGAACTAAAATACCCGTATCGTCGGTCTCTAAAGGTCCAGTCACAGCTCATTTACCCTCTGTAGGAAGTCTTTCGCAAATGCGTGGTAAGACGTCTGGGTTTCTTCGTATTTTTTACGATTACCGCCGATCGTACTACTGTCATCGCTTTGCAATTCCATCGCGGGAAGCCTCCACATTGGTGCATGATATTTTTGGGACATACTTGGGAACGTGTTGTGACTATGTATTACTGCTTTTCCCCCGATTGACCCGGTAAGAATTTCTGAAAAGGGGAGCGCATTCTCGGCCGCAATGAACTTCGCTATCGTCTTTGGGATTTGTTGGGCATAATGATAGTGAGCGGTCGCTAAATCGAGGTCGTTGCCTAGCCCAGTGTATCTCTTTGCGTTGTAGATTGTGTACCCGATGAGTTTGACAAATTTTTCAGGGAATTGCTTGCGTTTCGCGTCCGAAAGAAGCTGAAAAATCGTATCGAACTGCTTTCTCCAAAGATCTAAGGCGCTGCCAATATTGCGTATGCCGTAGACGGAGAACAGGTCAGGTGAACAGGGAATGAGGAACCCGTCTGCCAAGGTCAGAAGGTGGCGGTTCAAGGCTCCGAGGCTTGGCGACGTATCAAAAATCACAAGATCGTAACCGTGAAGGGAAGCGTACTGGTGCGCCATTTCCCGGACACGAGTCGCCGTCCTGATGGCAAGAGGGTCGCCTTGATAAATTCCGCTCCATCGTTCGCCGATTTTCGCTTCATAAAGGTGTAACGTGAGCCTCCCAGGGATCAAGTGTACATTGTTCGTAAGAGCTACCGGTGGAGGCAGCGTATCGAGTTCAGCCGTGCCGTCTTCTGTCGGTTTGAGGTCAAAATGTATCGAACGTGGCTTGGCAAGCATGTCAGAAAAATCTTCGGTCTGAGCCTTCTTTCGTGCCGCTGCGAAGTCTTCGATGTAATCGTCTTCGGCCGACCAGATATCGTGAATAAAATCCATATCCAGCGAGAAAATCGTCAGATTACATTGAGGGTCCAAATCAATAAGCAGAACCTTTTTTCCCAGTTCTCCCAGCGCGTGTGCAAGATGGAATGTGAGCGTCGTTTTGCCGACCCCACCTTTGTTGTTAAAGATCGTCACTATGTCTGGTGTCATTACTTCAGCCCTAAAAAATCCAATAAACCGGGAAAGCCCGTCGGTTAGAATGAACAGGGTAATCTGAGGTAATCTCCACCCGACTTATTCCTACCCAGCAAAAACACACAACCAATTCCGAATTAATATTCAACTAAAAGTTCGCCCCGATAGCGCATTTTCTATCCGTGCAGTAACTGTGCACATACGGGCGGAGACACCCGCACAGCGCTGCCCGGTTGGTGCACGTTTAGTAGGGTATATATTTATATATACCCCTACACGTGCAACCGTGCAGGGCGGTGTGCCGCGCGCACGGTTCTCAAGATGATTTATCTGGGCAACGTGCGGTCGGCAGATGGGCGGTTGGGATGCAACCTACTGCCCTCGAACGGGCCGGTCACTGTCGGTGCCTTGCTCACGGTCGCCAGGCTGGCCAACCGGCACAGGCGGAGCACCTTCGTCATTGTTCGTGATTATGTCCTCATCCTTGGCTCTTGGTCGCCACGTTGAGCCACGTGTGGCCTTCGGATCATCGGGCTTGCCCACGGTATTCTTATTCAGGTCTCGCATGATGGTCTCCTTTCGCAAGGCGAACCATGAACGCGAGGAGATGTTCCCGCCGGCGAGATGGAACTCGAATAAGGCCAGTCGCATTTTCGCAGATGAGGAGAATGCACATGCCAGAGAACGAAATGCAGCCGTACACCGTCGAGCAGCTACAGCAGAAATATTCCGTAAGTCTGCACGTGGCAGTGGAGGTGCTTGAACACTTTCGAGGCGACCGGTTAAAAATAGACAAGTTCATGAAGCGGTGCCCGAACCGGGACGACGAAAAGCACTAGTGAAAAAGGCCGGCGTTCAGCCGGTCTTTTCTTTTGGCCAAAAAATATTTCACAAATCGACTACCCGTTTTCGATGCGTTCTCGGAAAGTAGGTGTGTGGTTCACGCTGTGGCGCACTTTATGGACGTGGATCACAGAAGCCGACCCAGAACATTATATCCTAAGGCTCTGTATGGAGCGCATCCAACCAAATATGGAGGCGTTATGATCAGACTTCGTGTCGAGAATATTGGTGGGCCTTTTCCCGGCAAGGGGCAGGCTCCTTCGATGGCGCACGACAAGGTACTACCCCGAAATGAGCGGGCAGCCTTTGAAAGGCTAAATGACCTAGCCGCAATGCGGCCGCATGTTATGGATGCGGGCTCCCTTGCTTCAGCGAATGATAATCGGAGACCGCCAGAAACGCCTGCGACCAAATTTATCTGGCCAGCGCAAGAGCTAAGGCTAACGCCTTCACAAGCTGATTTTCTTCATCGCGGGCGCAGCTCGGTGCATAAGCGCATCAACGACAGGACGGAATTGATTTTGAAGTCCCGCGGAATGTTGGCATGGCGCAAGGGCAGTGACGACCAATTCTACCTGGTGCCGAGCGATAAGGGTCAAGCAGCGCTCAGCAAATACGAACAGCGAGAGGGACGTAAATGAAAACGACGATCACCCCACCCGCAGGCTATTACGTTTCACCGATGCTCCCAGGGGTGCTATTCAAGCGCAGGGACGAGGCGCCATCATCTGCCACACCGTCATACCGCACAACAGCCGCGCACCGCGCCGCAGTGGAAAAATGGCGCAAGACAGCGCCAGCGAATGACAGCGAGATCTTCGGAAAGAAGCCAAAGACAGAAGCCCCACGACATAGAGATCTAGGCGCCATGAACGGCCTGCTGGCATTCCGAAACAGGCCAACAGGCGCTGCTGAGGGCAGTGGCGTCAGGATGAAGGGCTTCAGCGCGCTGGCAACCAACTGGTCAATTGTGCCCACCAATGACAATGTGCCGACAGAAGATGGCTTCGGCAATGAGCGCGAGGTGCAGTATGAGCCGAGCATACAGTTGATCATGGAATCGGTAGAGAAAATCGAGGTGCGCGAGCGTCCAGAGCCGTCGATGCTTAGCGCGAAAGGCAAAAGGGAAATTCACGCGATACCAGTCGGTGGATTGGTCGAATACGGTTCGTACGTGGATAATGAAGGCAAGCGGCACAAATGCATCGTCCGGATCGGCTCGCTGCGTTTCAGTGACGGCAGCCAAAAAGAAAAGGGCCAGAAGCTCGTGCTAGGGGAGGCGGTCGACACTGAGATCAGAATGCCAGTCGGCGCTATGTTGGGATGCAACGAGAAATCAGCTCGCGATAAGGGCGCAGAGATCGACGAGACGGGCAGCAATTCACACTACCGATGGATGGTAAAAGGAAAGACGGCCAGGCAGCCGAAGCGGAAGACGCGCTCGAAAGTGCGCGTCGCCATTTCTAAGGCGGAAGCGCGTGCAATGCTTGCGAAGGCGATCGAAAACACGCCGGTAATGCCCGAGATCAAGAAATGCCCCGATGGTTTTCCATTTGGCCCTACCGCGTTGCGTCAGCTCTTCATTGCCGGCCGCAAGGGCAAGAATGGCGAGACGGGATCGCAGGCGTGGGAGGATATCGCGGTCGAGAGCGAGAACAAGCGACAATTCGAAATCGCGCTCGAGAGCATGCTCGATAGCGACGTCAGGATCCTTGCCGACGCCGTTGAAGCAAAGAGCCTGGCTCAACTTGGGGAGGCTCGAGGCTACAAGGGACGCCATGCGGTGGATGCCGGACGTTCACTTCTAAGGGCTGCCAACGACAATTTCGAGCGCGCGTTGGAATTGGCGATGTACGCAGCGGAGGGATAGGGAAGAAAAATTCCACTCATCCACCTTTAACAGTGAAGGGGTCGAAAGGCTCCAAGCTGTTCTGGACGCACAAAGATTGCGACAGAGCCTCGGCCAGAGATGAGCCGGGGCTAACTATGGCCGACCCAATCCTCTGCTTGCAAGCTTGGCCCTGAATTGACAGGCGTGCACCACGGACGCGTGGTTGCTGGTCGGGATCCTTTATCGTGGAGTAGAGCAGTCTGGTAGCTCGTCAGGCTCATAACCTGAAGGCCGTGAGTTCAAATCTCACCTCCGCAACCAATCCCATGCGCGTTCTCCTCCGCTTGCATGGTGATCGTGCGGCCCGTTCCCTTTCCAAGGTTGAGCGGGCCGCTTTTGTTTTTCTTGATTGCTTCGGCTGTCGATACGCTGCGGTGCTACGCTGCGATACGACGAGCAGCTTTGTCAGATGCTTTGCGGTCAGAGCCGTATTCAGAGATGATCTTCTCTGCTTCATCTACTGAGATGCGGTGCTTTTTTGCCAGAATCTTGGCGTCATAAGGCTGTTCGGACGCCGAAGCGCCTTGCGGTTGTGCCATGGTTTTTCTCCTTGAGATGGCCGACGCTACTTGAGCCGCATATTGCAGGCTGTCGGTCACTGTCCTGTATGTAGGTAGTTGGGTTGCACTGCGCAACCACGATGGCGTCCATATCGGGAGACGTGATGAACGGAGTGAAGGCCAATAGGAGTTCGGGGAAGTATTATGGAAGCCAAAGAGCGCGATGCATATGTCCTTGCTTCAGAGCGTCATGCTTTCACGCTGATTGGCTGGGCCAAGCGGTCTGCGGATAACGGCTGCACTGAGCGTGCGCTCAATCAGGCACAAGCGGCATTGGCAATTGCTCAGGCTGTTGAGCTGCTTAAAAAGTCCACCCCCTGACTACCATCGAGCAAGAGCGATCAGTAGTCCATGCATGTGTCGCAGAGTGGATTTTCGGGATCGGTAACCAAGTAGGACTTAACCGGCGTACCGCAGCTCAAGCAGATGGTGTCGCATCCAATGCGTTCAGCCCTGAGCTCGTTTTCAAGGTGCTCCGCGTCTCGGTTTTCGATCGCATTGCGGCGCCGATTCAGTTCTGCGGCAATCTCTTCCTCTGTGAACCTGCTCATCCCGTCCCCCATTGGTTCCCAATACCGGTGGGGCAAGAATGCACACCATAAGGGTGTAGCGCAATGCCCAAACCCTACGGCCGCTCAGCCGAAGCCGCTCTCTACCGTCGCATGTACAAGACAGCCAGATGGCAGCGCCTACGCGAGGCCCAGCTTACCGCCGAGCCGCTATGCCGGTTCTGCCTTGCCATTGAGGATGTCACCGAGGCAACGACGTGTGACCACGTCAAGCCGCACAAGGGCGACGAGGCTTTGTTCTACGACCAAAGCAACCTGCAATCACTTTGCGCTCCATGCCACGACAAGCTGAAGGCTCGCATCGAGCGAGGCCAACAGGCCGTGGTCATTGGTGTTGATGGATATCCGGTGGAGGTGGGCTGATGATGCGTGGCACTGGCAAGACTAAGGCCATGGTGATGGCTCTGCCCAACGATGGCGCATGCGTTGTGGTCCATAACGCAGCCATGGTCCGGTACGTCGAGCACATGATCTATGACCTGCGCGGTAATGACATGGTGAAGCGCTGCAGGGTTATCAGCGTAGCCCGCCAGCATGATGCTGATCGCCTTCAAGGGTTGCGTATGCGGACGTTCGTTGACCATGCCTTCTGGTGGTTGGCCCATGATCTCCACCTTGTACGCCGCGTCGAGTGTCTCGTCGATCGCATCAACTATCAGTTTCTCGACATGAAGGCGGCTGCCTAACCCACCGGGGGTGGTAGCAAAGTCGACGATCGCCTCGGCCAAGGACCGCCGGGGTAACGCAACGCATATGCAAACACAGATTTTTGCCTAGCGTGCGCGCAAGCGCGCGTGCGCGAGGGGATTCCGCATGTCTGAGAAGAAAAGCCGCGTCGACAGCGTTGACGAGGCCGTCAGGATAGCTTCGGCGGCTTCTGAGGAGATCCAGTTTCCCGAGAACGTGCCGCTGGACGACGGCGACGTCCCATTTTTCAAAAACGTCATTGCCGAATACGCCCGCGCCGATTGGTCGGCGCACCAGCTTGAGATCGCCGCGATGCTCGCTCGCACGATGGCCGACCTTGTGAGGGAGCAGGACCTGCTTCGCACAGAGGGTTCGGTCGCCGTTACCGAAAAAGGCACGCCGGTAGCTAACCCGCGCAAATCCGTAGTCCAGATGCACGCTTCTTCCATCCTTTCGTTTCGCCGATCACTGGCGCTGCATGCGCGCGCCGTACAAGGCGAGGCGAGGGACGCGGCCAAGCGGCGAGACCAAGCCAAGGAGATCGAGGCAGGCGCGAGCGTGGATGACGAACTCCTAGCCTAATCGAGGTTGTGAATGCTTTCTGAGGCCGTGGTCGGCGCCATCAAGTGCGGCCCGATCCCGGTTCTGCGCGACTGGCGCGGACTGCCGACGTCGGAGCTAACCCGCGGCGAGAAGATGTGCCGCTTCATCGAAGAATATCTGGTCGTGCCAGAGGGCGCGCTGGTCGGGCAGCCTATCAGGCTGCTGGACTTCCAGGTGGCCTTCATCCTGTCGGTCTATGACAATCCGAACGGCACGTCGCGAGCGTATCTGTCGATCGCGCGTAAGAACTCCAAGACGGCTACCATTGCCTGTCTCTTGCTCGGCCACGTGATTGGCCCAGAGGCGTTTCCGAACAGCCGTATCATGTCCGGCGCGCGATCCCGCGACCAGGCTGCTGAAGTCTTTAACTACGCCAGCAAGATGCTGATGATGTCGCCGCGCCTGAAGGGGCTGTATCGCATCGTACCGTCCGGCAAGATGATTGTCGGCTTGCGCAAGAACGTCGTCTACCGCGCCAGTTCGGCGGAAGCCAAGAGCGCGCACGGTGGTTCGCCACTGGTCGCCATCCTCGATGAAGTCGGCCAGATCAAAGGCCCGCACGACGACTTCGTTGAAGCGATCGTGACATCGCAAGGCGCCTACGGCGACAAGGCGATGATCTTCGCTATCTCGACGCAGGCAGCGACTGACGGCGACCTTTTCTCGCGATGGCTGGACGATGCCGAGACATCAAAAGCACCACGAACGGTTTCGCACCTCTACACGGCTCCGGCTGATTGCGACGTCCTCGACGAAGAAGCGTGGAAGGCGGCAAATCCTGCGCTTGGCAAGTTCAAGTCCGTTTCATCGGTTCGCGACGACGCTGAGCGCGCGGCACGTATGCCGACTGAGGAGGCCAGCTTCCGTTGGCTCCATCTCAACCAAAGGATCGATGCCAATGCACCGTTTGTGTCTCCGGCTATTTGGCGAGCGTGTAACGCTCGAGTTGTGGACTTTGATGGTCTCCCTGTGTTTGGTGGGCTCGATCTTTCTGAGGTGAGCGACTTGACTGCTCTGGTGCTCATGGCGCCGAAAGAGCAGGACGGAAAGACCACCTGGCACGTAAAGCCGACGTTCTGGCTGCCGGGAGACGGGATACGCGCAAAGGCAAAGGCCGACCGCGTGCCTTACGATGTCTGGCACAAGGATGGCCATCTCGAAGCCGCCCCCGGTAGAACCGTCGACTACGAGTTCGTCGCGCATTACCTGCGCGACCGCTTCGACGAGATGGATATCCGCAAGATCGCGTTCGACCGCTGGAATTTCAGGCACCTGAAGCCATGGCTGCAGAAGGCAGGCTTTACTGACGATCAACTTGAAGGCGACGATGCTGTATTCCAGCCGTTTGGGCAGGGCTTCCAGTCGATGTCGCCGGCTCTCCGCGAGCTCGAAAGCATCATCCTCAACGGCAACCTCGCTCACGGCGACCATCCGGTACTGACGATGTGCATGATGAATGCCACCGTCAAAGCGGATCCTGCTGGCAATCGAAAGCTCGTCAAACATAACCGCGAACGCCGCATCGACGGCGCAGTCGCCTTGGCAATGGCAACGGCGATGGCCGGAACCTACGAGGTCGGCGATAGCGGCGACTTGGACGACTTCGTCAACAATATCATTTCTGTCACCTGGTGACGGGCAACCTAGTGGTGAGGCCTGATGGGCTTTTTTGAGAGATGGGTCGGAAGGCCTATCAAGCTCACCGACGGCGAGTTCTGGCGAGGCTTCTTCGGCCTCGGCACCACGTCCGGGGAGACAGTCACGATTGAGAGCGCCCTTTCGCTCGATGCGGTCTGGGCATGCGTCAACTTAGTGCAGAACGCGGCCGGAACGCTTCCTTGCATCGTCTATGGCGAGGACGGCGTCACGGTCGACAAGAACGCTCCGCTATACGAGCTTCTGCACGACATGCCGAACATGGACGACACTGCGCCAGAGTTTTGGTCGATGGCGGCTATGTGCTTGCTGCTAGACGGCAATTTCTTCGCCGAAAAGAAGATGAACGGCGAGCGCCTCGTTGCACTCAATCCGCTTCACCCTTTGAACGTGGATGTGTGTCGCTCCAAAGATGGGCGGAACACGCGCTACTACGAGGTGACGGAAGACGGCAAAAAGCGCCGAGTGCCAGAAGGCAAGATGTTTCACGTCCGCGGCGTCCGTTTGCCTGGCTGTGATCGCGGCATGTCGCCGATCGGCGTGGTGCGCAATACGGTTGGGAGTGCATTGGCAGGCGAGAAGGTCGCCGGTCGCATGTTCAAGAACGGCCTGCTTTCTTCGCTCATCGTTAGCTCGGATCAGATCCTGAAGCCTGAGCAGCGCAAGCAGATATCCGACACGCTGACGCAATTCGCCGGTGCCGAGAAGGCTGGTGGGGTGACGGTATTGGAGGCTGGCTTCAAGCCGTACCCGATGTCGATCAACCCAAAGGATGCTCAATTCCTTGAGGCGAGGCAGTACAGCGTCGAGCAGATCTGCCGCATTTTCGGCGTTCCTCCCGTGATGATTGGTCACGCGGCAAACGGCACCACGACCTGGGGAAGCGGCATCGAGCAGCTGATCCTCCAATTCACCAAAACTTGCATGCGGCCGATGCTCAAGCGCATCGAAGCGGCAATTTATCGTGACTTGCTCGACGCGAAGACGAGGAAGACCACGAAGGTGAAGTTCAACATGGAAGAACTCTTGCGCGGCGACAGCACGGCGCGGGCAGAATTCCTGTCGAAGATGGTCACGAACGGCATCTACCTCGTCGATGAGGCTCGCTCTTACGAAGACAAGGCGCCAGTGGACGGCGGCAACAAGGCCATCGTTAACGGCACCATGACGCGCCTCGATACGCTTGGGAAGACCGAAACTCCGGCGCCAACGCCAGCAGCGCGCGCTGCATAAGGGAAAATCATGAAGTTTGAACACCTGATTTCGGCCTTTTTGGCCGAACCTTGGGCTATTCAGCGCGAAAAACTGGGCGTTTTGGCTGATGTTTTGGTGGCGCGGGCCGAAGGTGAGAAGCTGTTTTCGTCCGAGTTCGCTGCCTCGATCGACGACGCGCGAGCCAAGGAAATTGCTGAAAACAGCGGCAGCGTCGCCATAATCCCGGTTTATGGGGTTCTGGCCGATAAAATGGACCTGTTTTCCGCGATGAGCGGCGGCACGTCCTATGCCGGCATCAAGAAAGCGCTGCACAAAGCGCTTTCGAACGAGGATATCAAGGCTGTCGTGCTCGACATCGACAGCCCCGGCGGCACGGTGCCCGGCACTGACGAGCTCGCGACCGAAATCCGCAAGCTTCGCGGCGGCGAAAAGCCGATCATTGCGCAGGTGAACAGCTTGGCAGCGAGCGCGGCTTACTGGATCGCAGCGTCGACCGACGAAATTGTCGTCACGCCATCTGGCCGCGCCGGTTCGATCGGCGTTTATACCGCCCATGATGACCTGTCGGCTGCCCTTGATCAGCGCGGCATCAAGCGCACGTACATTTCAGCCGGCAAGCACAAGGTTGAGGGTAACGAGACCGAGCCGCTCGGCAAGGACACGCTGGCCCACGTGCAGGACGGTGTGAACCGCTCGTACAATCGGTTTGTTGCAGCCGTTGCTGAAGGGCGCGGCGTGACGGTCAGCAAGGTTGAGGATGGCTACGGTCAGGGGCGCGTTTTTTACGCAGAAGCCCTCATGGACCGCGGAATGGTCGACCGCATTGCGACGCTTGACGAGACTTTGGCCCGCTACGGCGCCGACGTTGAGCCTGCGCCTGTAAGGCGAATCAAAGCTGCCAACGCTGCGAAGGCTGAGGCAGCGCAGACGCTGGTCGAAAAGATGTCCGCCGGCGAGCAAATCACAAAACGCGAGTTCGAAAACGGCATCAGGGGACTGATGGGGTTGTCGGGCTCTGAGGCAGAGCGGGCCGCTCGGCTCTACCTCAAGGATGGTCAGGGGGCTCCTGACGTCGAGACGGATGCTGCTGCTTTGGCAGCCATTGAACGGCTCATCGCCGAAGCAAAATCACCACTCATTCGATAAAGGAGCCACTCATGGCCGAACTAGCAGAAAAAATTGGCGAACTTGGCGCCTCCCTCGCATCCATCAAAGAGCAGGTTGGCAATCTCGCCACCGACTTTACCTCCAAGCTTGCCGCTAATGGTGAAGTTTCCGCAGAGTTGAAGGAAAAGACCGATAAGGCGCTTTCCGAACTCGGCGATGTCACGACCCGCCTCGGCGACCTTGAGAAGCGCGCTGCGCGTGAACGAGATGGCGGTGATCCTGACGAAAAATCGCTGGGCGATATCGTCGTCGAAGCCGCAGGCGCGCAGTCGTTCGATTCTTCCTACAGGGGAATGATCAAGGTAAAAGCCGACCGTGCTGCCATCACATCTGCCAATACTACCGTTGGCGCCGGCCGCTCTCAGGGGACGTCTCTGGTGCCGGGCGCCCGCGTTCCCGGCATCTTCGGCCTGCCTGAGCGACAGCTGACGATCCGCGACTTGGTTATGCCGGGGCAGACTGCTTCGAGCACGATCGAGTACGTCAAGGAAACCGGCTTCACTAACAACGCTGCTCCGGTCGCCGAAACGACCGCCAAGCCGTATTCGGATCTGACGTTTGACATGACGTCCTCGCCGGTCCGCGTGCTGGCCCATCTCTTCAAGGCCTCCCGCCAGATCCTGGATGACGCGCCAGCGCTTCGCTCCTACATCGACGGACGTGCTCGTTACGGTCTCCGTTTCGTCGAGGAAAACCAGCTGCTGAATGGCTCTGGCACCGGTCAGAACCTCCACGGTCTGGTTCCGCAGGCTACCGCGTTTAACCCGGCGTTCGCTGCCGCAGACGAAACGGCGATCGACCGCCTTCGTCTGGCTGTTCTGCAGGTCGTTCTCGCCGAGTATCCGGCAACCGCGTTCGTTCTGAACCCGATCGACTGGGCGAAGATTGAGCTGACCAAGGACGCCGGCGGCAACTACATCATCGGCAATCCGCAGGGCTCGCTCACTCCGACGCTCTGGAATCTGCCGGTTGTTTCGACGCAGGCCATGGCCGCAGGCGAGTTCCTCACCGGTGCGTTCAGCTTCGCAGCCCAGATTTTCGACCGCATGGATATCGAAGTTCTGCTCTCGAGCGAAAACGTCGACGACTTTGAGAAAAACCTTTTCACGATCCGCGCTGAAGAGCGTCTGGCGTTCGCAGTCTATCGCCCCGAGTCCTTCGTGACTGGCGATGTCGAAGGCGCCTGATTGATCTGAGGGGAGCTTCGGCTCCCCTTCCTTGAAAGGGAGTGAACATGACCGATTTTCTGGAAGTGAAGGCAAAGCGCACGTTTGCCGTTGGCAAAGAGCTAAAGAGCAAAAAGAGCGATCCATTCAAGGTCGAGGCGGGCGAGGCGAAGCAGCTCGAAGAGCTGGGCCTGGTAGATATCATCGGCGAGGCAAAGGCTGAAACCTCTGCTGAAGACGACGACGCGGATGAAGCCGGTGACAAGCCGGTGATCTCCTCTGCTCGCTCGACGAAGAAGAAGGACAAACCCGATGCTGTCAACGAAGGTTCGTAAGCGCAGGGTCGCATCCTATATCGGCGCCGGTATCGTCAACGGTATCGGCTCGCCGGTGAATTCTATCGCGCCTGCAATCACGGGCACGGCGCAGGTTGGACAGACGCTAACGTCTACCGCCGGCACATGGTCCGGCTCGCCGACCTATGCACGGCAGTGGTTCGCGGCGGGCGTCGCAATCGCTGGAGCGACGGCGGCGACCTATGTTCCGGTCGTGGGTGACGTCGGCAAGGCCATCACGGTTCGCGTAACCGCCACAAATGACAAGGGCAGCGTGCCTGTCACAAGCGCGCCGACTGCCGCAGTAGTGGCGGCCTGATATGGCCATCGTCGATCTCGAAACCGTCAAAAAGCATCTCCGTGTCTTTCATGAAGATGAAGATGTGGAGATCGGCCTCTATCGCGACGCCGCTGAGAGCATTGTTACGCAGCATCTTGATCGCGAAGTCGTAGCCGCAGGCGAAACACCCACGGCCGCCGACGGCATTGCTGCAACGCCCGCAATCGTGTCGGCGATCCTTCTCGTGACCGGCGATCTCTACGAGGTGCGCGAGCCTGACCCGAAGGCAACGGGCGACGCGGTTCTTCCGCGAGCGGTACGGATGCTTCTGGCTCCGTGGCGTGTCTGGCGAACAGTGGCGGACGACTATGTGGCTCCGATTCCATGAACCGTTCGACTGGCGCCAGCCAGGCTTCACCATCGCCTATAAGGCTGGCCTCTACAACGTCACGCGCAAGTGCGCTGCGGCTGCGATAGCGGCTAAGGCTGCTGAACCCACCAAGGATCGACCTAATGCCAAAACGCAAGAGGGCGGGCGCAGGCTCGCTGAGTGAGCGCATCGGCTTTGAGGCCGAGGTCGAGGGTGATGACGGGTATGGCGGCGTGGTGGTCGACTTCGCGGAGCAATTCGTGGAGCCAGCTCGCCTCGAGCCGCGCGTCGGTAGCGAGACTGTTATCGCCAGTCGCCTTCAGGGCTTGCAGCCCTACACCATGACCGTCCGCAGCAACGAACGCACGCGCACTATCACGTCCGCGTGGCGGGCGCGGAATAAGCGGTCTGGCGTAGACTACGCAATCAAGGCTGCAGTCAACATCGACGAGCGCAATCAGTGGATTGAACTGCTTGTGGTGCAGGGGGAGGCTTCGTGATTAAAGCAAAGGTTCTGGGCCGCGAGGCGCTGACGAAAAAGCTCAATCAGGTAGCTCCGCTCGCCAACAAGTACGCCGCCGAAGCGAAACTTCAGATCGCTACCGAAGCCGCCGACAAAATCTCCGACCGGGCGCCGATAAGTAACAGCGCAACGGCTGGCGACTATGCTGCCTCGATACAGGGCGGCAAGATTTCTGACAGGCCGAGTGCGAAAGCGCTTGTGGGCGCATCGGCCAGCAAGGATCCGGATGCCACTGGAGTTTTCGCCGCATGGATTTGGCACTTTTTGGAATTTGGCACGCGGCCGCACAATGTCGCCAAAGGCGGCGGCACTGTTGCGGGCAGGAAGCAGCGCGACGGCGCAAGAATGCATCCCGGCACAAGGGCGCAGCCACACGTCTTTCCGACATGGCGATCGATGAAAGCCAAGGCAAAAAAGAAGATTAGCGATGCCATATCGCGCGGAGTGAGGGAGGCCATGAAGAACTAATGGCTAGTCCCGATCTTGAGCTACAGGGCGCCATCGTCGCAAGGCTGAAGGCACGTTCATCGCTAACGGCCATTGTCGCACAGCGCATTTACGACCGCCCGCCGACCAATGCTGCGTTTCCATACGTCGAATACGGCGAAAGCCAAGTGATTAGAGATGACGTCGGCTGTCTGAAGTCGAACCTCATCTACGTGACGATCCACGTTTGGTCGCAATATTCCGGAGGCTTTAAGGAGCTGAAGGAGATCATTCACGAGGTCGTCGAGGCATTGGATGAAGCACCCTTAGTGCTGCCCTCACATCGATTGATATCGATTACGCGGCAAGACACCCGTCATTTCAAAGACCCGGATGAAGTTACGACGCATGGCGTCGTCGAATTTGTCGCGCGCGTCGAGACACCGGCCTGATTGGCCATCAACCCCTAAATTTTGAGGTTTACTCATGGCCGACGGTCAACAGATTGGTCGTACGCTGCTCATCCAGATCGGTGACGGCGAAACTCCTGAAGTCTTTTCGAATCTGTGCGGTTTGACGACCCGCAGCTTCAATATGTCCGCTAACGAAGTCGACACGACCATTACGGATTGCGTCAATCCAGAGAACACGCCGCAGAAAACAGCAGAGCCGGGCATCAAGAACCGCACGTTCTCTGGTTCCGGCAAGTTCGTCAAGAGCGCTTCCAACACCGCCTTCATGACGCACGTCAACGACGCCACCAAGTTCAACGCGAAGGTAATCGTGCCTGGTCTTGGTACTTACACCGGTCCTTGGTTCGTTTCTGAATTCGAGTTCAGCGGCGAAATGGAAGGCAATATGGAATTCACCGCGACGTTCGTTGCTGCTGGTGTTCTTGCATTCGTCGCGGAGGTGTAATTTGGCTGATGCTGAAAAACCCTTTCCGTTGGAAGTGAACGGAGCTCGGGGGGAGGTCGGCCTGTGGGTCGGCAAGGAACCGTTGGTCATCGTCGCTGAGATGGGTGGCCTTGCTGCCGTGTCTTCGCGCCTGTCGTGCAAGAGCATGTCCGATTTGTTCCTTCGCCTGTCGGGCGTCGAGCCTGCCGCCACAGTGGCCGCGCTCGATCTGCTTACCGTCCGTGGCGACAAGATCTCGGCCATCGGCGCGCTGAAGCTGAAGCACTTCGGCGCCGTGGCCAAGGCGATTTCCGAGGCGCTGTCTCATCATTTTGATGAGGAAGACGAGGGAAACGGGGAAGCCGCTCAAAAGGCGGCATAGAAGAGCCGTTCCCTTGGCGCGACTGGCAAAAGATCGCATTCGGCGGCCTCGGCTGGACACCAGGAATATTCTGGGCGTCTAGCTTGACCGAGTTCACCCTTGCGGTGAAGGGCAAGGCCGAAGCGAACGGCGGCAAGAAAGCCGTGGCTCCTCCGTCAGACGCCGAGATGGACGAGTTGATCAAGAAGTATGGTGGTTAGGCTGGCTTTTGCCGCCACACATTTGGATTGGCCTTATACTTCTCCAAGTACGGGCCGATCTGACTGCCACTTATAGCGTCCATATACCGGTCTGAAACAAGGCCGTATTCGTAGCACTCTTGCGTGGCAATGGCATATGCCCTCTTGGTGCCCTCGTTCAGGTCGCCAAAGTCCCGCCTTAAGATGACATCGGCAATATCCTTTTCGCACTTCTCGATGATGCGAGGCGTAGCGACAAGTTGAGGCCGATCATTAATCGACAATCCGCGAGCTGCCCATCCTCCGGCGGCTGAGGCAATGCAAGATACAGCAACAATGATTGCAAGTGTCCAAACCTTCATTTGAAAAGCCTCCCAGCTCGCCGAACCGGCGGGCTTTTCCACGTTAGGAAATAGACTTGGCCGGTAACAACAACGATGATCTGATTATCTCAATCAGCACCGACCTTGCAACCGTAAAGCGAGCGCTGAACCGGTTGGTTTCGGATGTAGGTGCGGCATCCAGCGGCATTGAGAAACGTTTTGCTGCGACCGGAAAGTCGATCAACAATTCGCTGACCACTTCGATGCAGGATCGCATCAACAGTATGGTGGGCATCGGAACGACTGCGGCTAAGGAGTGGAACGGAGTTCTCGCCGATCAGCAGAAAGAGCTTGATCGCCTCCGCGCCAAATACAGCCCGCTGTTCTCGACAATTTCCAACTACAAGAGCGCCGTCGCCGAGATCCGGCAGGCACATGCTGCCGGCGCCATTTCCGCTAATGAGATGGCCTCGGCAATTCAACGAGAGCGACAGGCCGCCCTTGCGTCTACGGCTGCCATCAAGGGGCGGAATTCTGCTCTGGCTTCGCAGCCGAAAACCAACAGCTTCAATACCGCGAACATCGCTGCCCAATTCCAGGACATCGGTGTCACTGCGGCGATGGGCATGTCGCCTATCCAGATCGGCTTGCAGCAAGGCACGCAGCTCTCCGCGGTCTTGCAGGAGATAAAAAACAGCGGGCAGGGCGTTGGTAGAGGACTGGCCGCTGCGTTCGCATCGGTAATCTCCCCTATTTCTCTGGTGACGATCGGCATCATTGCCGCCGGCACAGCAGCGTTTCAGTACTTCTCGACCGTGATGAGCGAGGGCGATAAGTCTGCTGAGGTCCTAAAAGAACAAGCGGCCCTTATTTCAGCGGTTGCGGAGAGATGGGGCGATGCGGTTCCGGCTTTACGCGAATACGCCGACCAGCTGAAGCGCGCGCAGGATGGTGCCGATCTCCAAGCTGCAACCGGTAACGCTATTGAACGTGTGCTGGCGGATGCAACCAAGGGATATGATGGATTAAAGGCGGCTGCAGTTGAGGCATCTTTGACGATGCAGACTGGCAATCAGGAATCCCGGCAATCATTCGCCGTCCTGATTGGTGATGTCACCGATTTGGAGGGGCAGATCGGTAGCCTGTCCGAGGCATATAAGGCGGGCAAGGACACCTCCAAAGAAATGGCGGATGTCACGCAGACACTTGCCAAAATGCTTGAGAATGACGCTTCGAGTGCCTCTGATACCCTGAGCGGAAGAATTGAGTATCTCTCTCGAATGTTCGTTGCTGCTGCGGACAGCGCGAAAAAACTGCGGGAACAAGCATTGCTGGCCGAAGCGTCGGCTAGGACGGCGCTGTACCCATCGCAAGGTAGCTATCCCCAGACATTTCAGTCCGCCGACGGGACCATCCAGAACGAGAAATACTCCCTCCCGTTCGATGGCCCCACACCAGAACGCCGCCCATCTGATCTGGATACGGACAAAAACCGCGGATTCGGCACGCCAAAGCGGGCGAAAACACCGCAGAAAACGGCTTCTGATAGGTTCGCTGAGGATATTCAATCGATCCGCGACAGAACCGAAGCGCTACGTCAGGAAATGAGCCTTATCGGCCTATCCAATGAGGCTCAGGTAAAGCGGCGCGCGGCTCTGGATCTTGAGCAGACGGCGCTTGCGGACCTTCGTGAAGAGGCGCGGAAGAAAGGCGAAAAGGATCTGGAAAGCATCACGCTTTCTCCAGATAAGATCGCTGCGATTGAGCAGGAATCCGCTGCGTATGCTCGTCAGTCTGAGGCGCTAAGGCAGGCTCAGGAGCAACAGCAAAAACTCAGCGAATGGAACAACGTTGCTAAGGGCGCGACGCGCGGCTTTATCGACGACCTGATTCATGGCGAGAGTGCCGCGGACGCATTTGCTGGCGCGCTAAGCCGCATTGCAGATGTGCTTCTCGACGATGTGCTCGCCAGCTTGTTCAAGGTAAACAGCGCAGCTGGGAACGGCGGAGGATTGCTAAGCAGCATACTTGGCATCTTCGGTGGTGGCTCCCAGTGGGCAGGCATTCAATCCGGGTCGATCACCGGCGGGCTGTTCTCCGACGGAGGCTTCACTGGACCCGGCGGCAAATACCAGCCCGCCGGCATCGTTCATAAAGGCGAGGTCGTCTGGTCGCAAGCCGATGTGGCGCGCGCTGGCGGTGTAGGTGCTGTTGAAGCTCTCCGCAAAGGCTACGCCAATGGTGGACCTGTAGGGATATCTGTTCCGTCCATTCCATCGCTACGGCCAGCCAACGACAACGCAGTGAAGGTCAACTACGCGCCCGTCATCGACGCGCGCGGTGCCGATGCTGCTGCTGTGGCCAGGCTGGAGAGGGTTGTCGCTAAGCAGGGTGCAGAAATGCAAGGCCGCGTCGAAGCGGCTGTGCGGTCTGCTCAGAAACGAAACGTGAAGCTGGGGTAGTATCCGACCTGCAAATTAAAGGCCTCCCTAAGAGATGGGGAGGCCCTGGCAGCCTGCTTTAGGCGGCTTTCTTCGCAGCCGACGTTTTATTAATGGACGTCACAGCAAGATTGGTGAGCTTGTTGTTCGTAGCTTTTTCCTGGTCAAGGATTTCGCTGAGAATCTTGTGCGCTTCATCGTGGCCGAGATCCTTAGCCCATTCGCGCAGCGAACCATATCTGGCGATTTCATAGTGCTCGACAGCTTGGCAGGCGGCCAGAAGGCCAGCGTCTAGCGCGGTACCTTCTGCCTCTTTTATGAGACTGTCGGTTTCCTTGATCAAGCCTTCAATCGCGTCACACTTTTCACCGGAGGCTTTCTTGCCAATGGATTTAAAGACCTGCTCGAGTTTTTTGATCTGGTCTTTTGTCTCCGCGAGATGATCCTCGGCGGCCTTCTTCAATTCGGCGCTTTGGGCGGCCTTCGCTACCTTCGGCAGCGCCTTCGTAATGGCGTTCTCTGCGTAGTAGACGTCCTGCAACGTGTGCTCAAAAATGTCTGCAAGCGATTTCATGGGATTCCCTCCGGTTGTTGATTGCGCCGGGGGAAATGCGCGGTTGCGACCTTTGTTCCTTTGCGGCCACTCAACGGCGGAATCCACAATGACAATCACATACCCGCTCCCAACTTCCTTCTTCGATGAGTTCCCAGGCTGGTCGACCGAGTTCAATCTGCTTTGGCGGCAAGAGCAGTCGCGCACGGCTGGCGGCCGAACGGTCGTCAAGGACATGGGCTCGCCGCTCTGGCAAATGACGGCGCAATCGCGCTCGATGAAGCCGAACGAGCTGGACTACTGGCGTGCGCGGCTCACGAGCTTGGAAAACGGGCTCAAGACGTTCCGCGCATTCCCGAAGTCTCGCTGTTTCCCGGTGGCATATCCGAACGGCAGCTGGCCAACCGGCGGCGCGTTCGGCGGCGTAGGGCAGGTGGCCACGATAGCGAGTAACCGCAAGGCTATCTCGCTCTCGGGCCTGCCTGCTGGCTACAATGTCATGGTCGGCGATTACATCCAGATCGGCGACAAAGACCTGCACATGGTCATGGAGCCGATGACGGCCAGCGCTGGCGGCGTGACGACGCAGTTTGAGGTCCGCCCGCATCTGTGGCCGGGTGTGGTGGCGCCGGTCGCTGCCACGCTCGTTAAGCCTTCCTGCATCATGACCTTGTTGCCGGGAACGGTTTCGACCACCGCCGACAAAGACACTGGACGGGCTGTAGTCAGCTTTCAGGCGATTGAAGCCCGGTAGTCATTGAATTTTCACCCCGAAATGCGCCGCGATCATTTTCGATTCACGCGTGCCCTTGGCAACTTCACGATCAAAGCACTTCGCGTACAGCTCGGTGCCCTTCTTCTCACTGCAAGCGCGCTCGGCATTCCTGTTGACCGCTTTTTTCCAGTCGAACGGCTCTGACTTTACGATGGGACCTTGTTGGCATGCGGTCAGGAGCAATGCCGAGAACGCGACGATTGCGTATTTCATGAAATCTCCGACTCTCGCCTACTAAATAAAATGAACTTGATCCAGCTTAGGAATTTCACGAGGGGATCGGTTGCGCCGAAATAGAAGAATGCGACGAGAAGGGTAGACGCCAGCGAGTTGCCAAACGGACTGCTATAAAATGTCAACCCACGACTTCTTCCCTCTCCGAATGGAAGAAGTAAGCCAACAAGCACCACTGGCATTATCATTGCGTGAACGAATGAAATTCCCCAGTTGAACGTGTGCTTGGGTCTCCTCAACTCCAATACAAGCAAGGCGACCAATCTGCAAATCATCATGGAACTTGCGATGTAGTTGGAAAGTAAGAAGGTATTCCATCCGTTGAGGCTGCCAAAGTGGGCTTCGATTTGGCTAATGTAGTACAAATTGACGGGCCAAATCAGCCAATAGTCGGCGGCAGCAAAATCTACCACCTTCTTGGCGAGAAAAAGGGGAGCAACCAATGCCACGAAATATGCCGCCATAAACGTGGTCAGCGATACCGCCATAAACCGTTTCTCAAACGCCAATACAGACTTTTCAATCACCACTACGCGGCCTCATCGCAGTTGTTGAATTCACAAGCTCAAAGCAATGTCCGGCAGAACGGCGTGACGTCACATATCGATACTCGAGCGCTATCAGGACACCAATCATCCCCCAGCAGTAGCGGGATTATGCTCAACTTTAGGTTTGTGTCTAGGCCGCTTCATGGGCCTCGCTGCCGCTAGATCCCCACGAGAAATCAATGAGAAACATCTCAGCAGAAAACCTCGCTGCGCTTGAGGCGCGGCAACTGGTGGCGCGTGACTTCCTCTGGTTTGTTGCGCGCGATCGAGCAACTGGTGCGCCGGTCACCGATGGCATGTGGTCGGACGTCGGCAACGTGTCGGCGGCTGTGGTCCACCCGGACACAGGCCTGCCTGTCACGCGTGACTGGTATGGCTCCGGGACGCTGGTGCAGATCGATGACATTCCGCTCGTCGCCAACCTGTCGGTGCAGAACGTCAACATCCGCCTGTCTCAGGTTAGCGAGCACGTTCAGACGTTGGTCCGCCTGTACGACTGTAAACAGGCTCGCGTCGAGATCTACCGCGGCTTGTTCGATCCGGATAGCCGCCAGATGGTCGCGCCGGCAGAGTGCCGTTTCGTAGGCTTTGTCGACACAGTCACCATCACGACGCCAAGCGAAAACGAGGAGGGCAGCGTGACGATGGTTTGCGCCAGCCATACTCAGGAAATGACGCGCTCCAATCCGTCGACGCGCAGCCATGCTACGCAGGTTCTGCGGCAGGCCGGTGATGCATTCTACACCGATGCGGACACCTCGTCCGAGTGGGAGTTCTTCTGGGGTTCCGAAAAGGGCAAGGTGGCGACGCAGCCGAAGCGCAAGAAATTTCTTGGGATCTTCTGATGGATGTTCGATTTGCTACTGCTGAGGACCGCGACCGAGTGGTCGCATTGTTGCGCGAAAGCCATGAGGCCGCTGGCTTAACATTTCCGTTTCAGGCGGCTTACGCAGACCAGCTGTTTCAGCAGCACATGCGTTCTCCAATGGCTTGCGTGCTGGTCACAGGCGAGCGCGCGCACGGCGTTCTGATGGCCGTTGCTTTTGATCATCCGTTCGGTGCTGGCCGCATTGCCAAGGAAACGGTCTGGTTCGTATCGCCAGAGGCGCGCGGGCGCGGCTCAATCAAGATGCTTGACGCCTACGAGGCGTGGGCCCGGTCAGTCGGCTGCGTGTCCGTCGGCATGGCATCGTTGGCAACCAATGACGTTTCCAGCCTCTACGAACGGCGTGGCTACAGCGCTGTCGAAACACACTTCATGAAGCCGCTCTAGCGGCTACGCGCGCGGATAGCGCAGCGCATCCCAAGGAAAATCGATGGCTATTTTTTCTGGCATCGCATCTGCGATTGGCGGCGCGATTTCGGCTGTGTCTAGCTTTATTGGCGGCCTCGGTGTTGTAGGCTCTTTCCTGCTGAAAACGGCCGTAGGCGTTGGCGTCAGCCTGCTCGCCCAGTCGCTCGCAGGCAAGCCTAAAGATCCGACATTCTCGATCAACGGCACACTGCAAGGCGGCGGCGATATCTCGCGCTCCTTTATCCTCGGTCGTACTGCGACTGCTGGCTCTCTCGTGTTCGTCAATACGTGGGGGCAGGATGGTGACACACCGAACGCCTATCTGACGCAGGTCATTGCGCTGTCGGACATGCCGATACGTGGCCTTGCTGAAGTCTGGGTCAACGGCGAGCGTGTAACGCTCGGCGGCCTCACCGATCGCGGCTACGCGGTCAACGAATATCCCGACAGCCTGTGGGTCAAGTTCTACGACGGCACGCAGACGACGGCCGACAGCTTCCTGTTTACGTCAGTATCGAACGGTAACAGATGGTGGAACCCTGACCGTATCGGTAGGGGGGTTGCTTACGCGATCGTCACGGCTCGCGTTTCCAAGAACATGTTCTCCGGCGTGCCGTCCTTCAAGTTCGTGCTGGAAGGCATGCGCCTGTACGACCCTTCTCGCGACAGCACTGTCGGCGGTGTCGGTGGCCAGCGCTATGCCGATCCTGCAACGTGGGGCGGCGATGGCGACTTTCTGCCTGCTGTTCAGATCTACAATCTGCTGCGCGGTATCAGCTACAACGGTCAGTGGTTTTACGGCCTGCAGAACATGGCGGCGGCCCGCCTCCCTGCTTTGGCGTGGATTGCGCAGATCGAGAAGCATAGGGCCGGCACGCTGGAATCCACAGGATGGGTCAACACCTACCGGAGCGGTGGGGAAGTCCAAGTCGAGGCTCCGCTGACGTCTGCTGTTGAGGCATTGCTCACGGCCTGCCAAGGCAAGATTTCGGAAGTTGGTGGCGTCTATTACCTGCATTCTGGTGCTCCGGATGCTCCGGTTATCGCATTCACCGACGACGATATCTTGTCGACTGAAGAGCAGGAGTTCACGCCGTTTCTCGGTTTGGCCGACACCATCAACGGCGTTTCAGCCAACTATCCTTCTCCGCAAGATGGCTGGGTATCAAAGACTGCGCCGCCGCTCTATCGGACTGACCTTGAAGCAATCGACGGCAATCGCCGTCTGATGGCCGACGTCGATCTGAACTTCGTTCCGTATGCGGAGCAGGTACAGCGGCTGATGAGGTCGGCGCTCGAAGAGGCTCGACGCTTCCGCAGGCACACGATTGTTCTGCCTCCGCGCTTCTGGGCCTACGCGACGCCGGGGACGGTGTTCTCGTGGACTTCCGAGCGTAACGGCTACATCGCGAAACTGATGCGCCTCGACGGCGTGGCGGATCGCGCCAACCTCGATGTCATGGTCGATATCACTGAGGTTGATCCAGCCGACTACGAGTGGAACACAGGCGCCGACTTCAAGCCCCCTGTTGATGGACAGCTGGGCGTGCGTCATTCGTCCGACGCCGCAGCCAATCGTGGACTGGTTTGCAGAACCGGCCACCATCAAGGACGCGGCTGGTGATGATCGCAGACCGGCGATCCGGCTGACCTGGGACAATACTGATGGGCGCCTCGATGACGTGATTGGCATCGAATACGAGGTCAGATTACAGGCGTCGCTTGAAAAGATCTCGGAGGGTCGCACGGACCAACCGCAGGTCGGCTCAATGCTCATCTCGCAGGGGCTGCTGCCGAATGAGAGCTACGTCGTTCGTGGCCGCTACATTCCCGGTGGCGATAGGCCAGTTTTGTGGTCAGGATTTATCCCGGTCATCACACCGAACGTGCTGCTCTCTGACAAGGATGTGTTCGTCGATATCGATCTCACCGGCATAGGTGAGGCTCTTGGCTGGCTCCGCAACAGCACGCGCACCGCACAGGATGCCATTGACGGCCTCATAGCATCGCAGATGGAAATGGCGACGGTTGCCTACAAGGACACCCGAAATCTCGCCAGAGAGCTTTCTGTCGAGCTAGGCGCGGCCCGAGCTGAATACCGCGAGGATATCCAGCTAGCCGTTAATGAAACGATGGCCGTAGCCGGAAAGGTCGAAACACTTACGGCTGCACTGGGCGGAAATAGTGCTTCAGTCAATATCGCCTNATATCCAGCTAGCCGTTAATGAAACGATGGCCGTAGCCGGAAAGGTCGAAACACTTACGGCTGCACTGGGCGGAAATAGTGCTTCAGTCAATATCGCCTGGGCGGCTTTAGCCACACCGGCAGGCTATGCGGCTCGATACGGCGTGACGGCAGCTGTCAACGACGGCCAATATCGTTCTGCAGCACTATTGTTGGATGTTCCCGCAAACCCGTCCAGCCCAACACGGTTGGTTGGCTTTGCTGACCAATTCGTCATTGCCAGCGGCGATATGTCGGTCATAAAGCAGCCATTCGTTGTTCAGGATGGGGTGCTTTACGCTAACGACATCAGGGTCAACAAGCTGTCGGCATTCACTTCGGTGTTGGGGAACGTCAACATTGAGGAGGCCTATATCGGCAACCTTCAGGTTGGAACGTCGAATATTGCTTCTGGTGCTATTTCAGATGCGTTTGAAGTTTCGCAACATTGAGGAGGCCTATATCGGCAACCTTCAGGTTGGAACGTCGAATATTGCTTCTGGTGCTATTTCAGATGCGTTTGAAGTTTCGCAGTCTGGCAGTACGCCGCAGAGCTTGGTTGTGAACCATGGCACCGGGGCTCCGAGGATATACCTTTTTTATTCCAGCGAACTCGTCACCGCAAATAACCAGATCGGCGCGCAAATTCGCTACGATATAAACAATGATACCGACGGGGGCGTTATCGGTTCTATCGGGTCGGTAAACCCTGGCGTTAACAATGGCGATATCGTGTCAGCTTCATCTTTCCGTATTTTCGTTCCCCCTTCGGGAAGGACGCAAACCACGTTCTGGCGTTAACAATGGCGATATCGTGTCAGCTTCATCTTTCCGTATTTTCGTTCCCCCTTCGGGAAGGACGCAAACCACGTTCAGAATAAGCAGGTTCGCGCCGGTCAATCTTTCGACCTCTGCGCGCCTCATCGCGATGGTTCTTCGGCGCTAAACTCAAGGAAACTACATGACAACCGGCAACACAATGCAGATCGACCCTCTGGTCGCTCTGCAAGAAGCGAACGCGCGCGAAGAATTTTTCAAACAGCGCAATTTGTTCCTTGGTCAATGCCTCGCTGTGCAGAAGGCTGAGAACCAGATCCTTCTCGACAAAATTAACGGCCTTGAAGCCGATCTGCGCGTTGCAAAAGGCGAAGTCGAGACCAACGACGGAGCATCCCAATAATGGCGAACACCACCTGGTACGGCGACGGCACGGCAACCGTCGCAGTCGGCTCGCGCACGGTTACCGGTATCGGGACCGGCTGGTTGACAGAGGTTGCCGGACTGACGCCGATCAAGGTTGGCGACAAGTTCGGCATTCACGTGGGGCGACCGATTGTCATTGAGCAGATCATCAGTGACACGGAACTCTTGCTTGCCGACGATTGGCCCGGTCCTGCCCAGACGGATGCGCCTTATAAAGTCGAACTGACGTCACCAACGATTGCAGCGGTCGAGGCGATGCGTCGACTTCTGGCGTCGTTATCGAATGGCAATCTCGACAGCTTGTCCGAGATCACCGTCGGCACGGATGACATTCCGATTGGTGTCGGTCCGGGCGTGTTTGGGACTATCAATAAGGCGGCCCTTGTGCAGGGCGTCGAGTATGATGCTTGGGTGGCGAACCTCGCGGGCAGGGCTGTATACAATGGTGCCGCCAAAGACTTCGCCGTGCTGGTCATCGATATCGGTGATGGCCGGTCAGCAATCTACTTCAAGAACTCGGCAACGTCGGGCGACTGGAGTGCGCCATCGTATGTAACTGGTCCCGTTGGTCCTGCCGGTGTCAACCAGCGCGGTAACTACAGCGCGGGCACGGCCTACGCGATCCGTGATATCGTTCAGTACGGTGGCTCGACGTGGATTGCCAAGGTCGCGACGACCGGCAATGCACCGCCCACGCTTCCTACGACCGAGAACACGCAGTGGCTGTTGTTCGCGCGGTCTGGAACTGCCGGCGTCGTGGATCGTGGTGCCTATAGCGGCGCGACGGCCTATTCTGCCAACGACATCGTTCTCAATAACGGATCGACGTGGCTTGCGCTTCAGTCGACGACGGGCAATGCGCCTCCGACGTTGCCGACCGAAAGTGATGCCTACTGGCGCCTGCTGGCTCGGAAGGGGACGGATGGCTCTGGTACGGGTGATGTTGTTGGGCCTTCCGGCGGTGTTGCAATCAATGACTTGGCGGTCTTTGCTGACACTACCGGCAAACTTCTCAAGAAGTCCCCGAACAACGTTATCGGCAACGCACTTTTGTCACAGCTCACTGCGCCTGCAATTAAAGGGCGGCTAACGGCGGGAACTGGCAATGTGGAGGATTTGACTCCGGCGCAGGCACGTCAGGTTTTGGGTGGGTGGGAATTCATAGGAGAATTCTCCGGCACGTCCGTAAGCGCGATCAACATAATTGGATTGGCTGCCTACAGAAGTTTGAGACTTGAAATGTCGTTTGTCGCAAATGGAAATACTAGTTCTGGAATAAGAGCATCTGCTGATAACGGTTCATCTTTCTTTGCTGACTCGGATGAGTGGCGGTATACTCTACTTCAAGGAACTGGGTTTGGAAGCGTAAGTTATGACGACAACATAGCAAATTTCGCACCTGTAACTGGAGATCACAGCGGCGCAACCGGATTGTCTACGGTTTCAAGCGTGGTTATCCATGAGTTTAACACGACAAGAAACACTGTAGCACTTGGAACCGTCTTTATTAATCAACCTTCATCAAGGGTGATTAGAACAGTATCAGCCGCAAACAAAAGAAATACGGCCTACAACGCTATTCAATTTTTAACACCGGGCGCAACGCTACAGACGGCAAGGATTTTCTTGGAGGGGATAAGAGGATGAATATTGCGATATTCAACGCCGCAACAGGCGAAGCAATTGAACGTCCTCTCACGCCAGAAGAGATCGCCGAGCTAGAAGCCATACCTGCATCGCCACACTCTACCTCCGACTATGAAAACGCCATCCAGAATCTCGTTGATGACACGGCCCGGGAGCGACAGTTCCGCGATGGTGTGACGTTGGCATCCTACACGGCGTCCACCAAACCGAAGTGGGCGGCAGAAGCTCAGGCCTTCGTTGCGTGGCGCGACAACGTTTGGTCCTATGCTTACGGGGAACTTGCGAAAGTGCAGGCAGGCCAAAGACCTCAGCCGACCGTCGAGCAGTTTCTGACTGAAATTGCGCCCATCGCTTGGCCGGTAGCACCTTGAAAATCGATCGTCGCCATAGCTAATATGTCGGTTATCCAACCCTGTCGGCGGCACAAAGATGAACATGGGTCATTTGGCGCTTTTGTATCTCGGTATTGCCGTTCTGGCTGTTGGCTGCGCTACATTTGTTGGCGGTTTGGTCTATCTCATCTGGCTGATTTTCAGCGAGCCCGCCATCATCAGGAATGAGATCGGTGCGCGTGCCTTAATGTACGTCTACGACAACCTTCCGCTTCGACGGTAGCGTACCTGGCGATCAGGAGCGGGATGCTAAAAGAGGCTCGCACGGTGGCTGGGGGGTGTTGAGCGCGAGCCTCAGTGCTGTGAACAAGATACACTGCACAGCGGCATACAATGCGCGACATTTGAAATCGTTCCATGAGGTGGAGGCCAGTCGCTCCTTGTAAGCGCCAGGCCTCCACGCCGTGGCGATTGGGATGCCACGGCGGCGCCGTGTCGTTGGGGCCCCGTGAGCCGTCAACAGAAACCTTTGGGAGAGGCCCGCCGCTCCGCCAAGCAGCGGACCCCAATGTCGCGGCCTGTTTCAGGGGACGCGCGACGGCGGCGTTTTTAAAACCGTCGCCACATGCCTGCAATCTCAGAAGTTACCCGTCATTCAGAGAAGCCTGCATTCTCAGGGGATCGCGATGATCAACTTTACGCGACCGATAAAAATAGAGGCCCGCAGGGCCGGGGGGCGGCTGCGGGCCTCTGTCAGGTCGCTGGGCGGAGCGACCACGCGCAAGGTGGCCTCGGCCGCATGAACCGAAGATGAACGACTCGCCTCTGCTTTGGGGCGAGAAACAACCCGTAAAAATCAGGATTCCCAATGCCAATCACAAAAATCTCCACGCAGGGGAGGGCCTTCGTGCGCCTGCACGAGGGCAATCCACTTACCTGTTACCTCGACCCCGTCGGCATTCCGACGATCGGTACGGGCTTCACGATGGGCAGCGATTCAGTTCGCCGCGAACTGGCCAAGATCGGCATCACGAAGCTGGTGCCTGGTAAGACCAAGATCACCGCAGCGCAGAGCGATGTTATCCTCGACGCTGTTCTTGCTGCCGAGTACGTGCCCGCCGTAGTTGCCGGTTCGCCGAATGACCGCAAACAGCATGAGCTGGACGCTGCTGCATCCGTGACGTTCAATCTCGGCGTTGGCGCTATGAATTGGACGTGGGCTGACCTCTGGCGCAAAGGCCAGATCCAGAAGGCCGCAGCTCATCTCGCAAGCAACTACAACACTGCGAAAGGCAAGAAACTGCTTGGCCTCGTGCGCCGTCGCAAGGAAGAGGCGCTTTTATTCGAGAAGGGCATCTATACCGGCGTTGGCGTGACGAAAGAAGTGACGGCGGAACCGCCGGTGCTACCGGATCCAGTTGTGAAGGAAGCGCAGGAGCTGCTCACGACTGCTGGCCTCAATCCCGGCGCTATCGACGGTTGGATGGGCGAAAAGACCAAGGCTGCCGTAATCGCTTATCAGAAGGCACACCCGCACCTTATCGCTGACGGCATCATCGGTCCTGCCACCATCGCACAGCTTCGTCGCGACGCAGGCGCGGCCAAGGACGTGGTTACAAAAGGCGCAAGCTCTGCGGCCGGTTCTGGACTGCTTGCCTTCACTGCGGGCCTTCCATGGGGCTGGATCGCCGCAGGCGTGCTTGTGGTGGTTGTCGGCTACGTGGCCTACCGCAACCGCGATTTGATCGCACGCCGGTGGAATAGCTGGCACGGCAAGGAGGTGGTGGTTTGATGATCATCGCCAAGCTTAAAGGCTACCTAGCCGCAATCGGCACGGCGCTCGCGATCCTTGCGGGCGTCTTTTTGTATGGCCAGCGGGCAGGGCGGACCGCGGCGAAGGACGAGCAGGCTGCGGCGAATGCCAAGGCCATCAAGAAGGCCGGGGATGTCGAGCATGAAATCAAAAATCTTGGCGACGATGATGTTGATCGTCGTCTTACTCAGTGGATGCGCGACAAGCGGTAATTACTGCGACATCGCGCGACCGGTGAGGCCCTCCTTCGAGGATAGCCTCACGCCGGAAACAAAACGGCAAATCCTCATCGAGAACGAGAAGCTGCAGAAGCTCTGCGGGGTGAAGCCATGACCGGCCCTGAAATTATGGCTGTCGGCGGGTTCTTCGTGCTGCTGTTCGGTTTCCTCTTCGGCCTCTGGAAGTACGTCGACGCGAAGATCAGTGCCGCAAAGATGGAGGCGTCTGGCGCTGCATCGGCGGCTTCGGCAATGGCGTCCCTTGCGAGGGAAGAGCTCGCGGCTCACCGCCTGCATGTGGCGGAAACCTACGTCTCAAAGTCCGGCCTTCGCGAACAGACTGAGCAGATTATGGGCGCTATCGGCGCCGTGAAGGATGCCGTCGACAAGATGACGTTACGCGTGGATCGCATCGTCGAAAATCAATCAAAGCCGCGCGCGACGCGGGCTTCCTAATTTAGCCCGCTTGCCGAGAGGTAGGCGGGTTTTTGTTTAGCGTACGATTTGCTTTGATGATCCTCAACTTATTCATTGGAAGATAAAAATTCCAGAGAGCCGCTACAACGGTTTTTTCAACGTGTTTCATCGTAAATATTTAATTGCTCAAGTATCTCTTTAAGCGGCACGTATCGGCGGGCTCCGAAAATGGGGACGCCATACGAAATGCCTGGGTAAGATTCACGATACGGGCCTTCGGCCCTGCTACTGCTTCTTAGCCTCGTCCTGTTTCATTCGCTCGAGTTCTTCCGGACCAAATGCTGCCTCAAGCACCACATCTGCCTCGAACAAAAAGCTCTCCCAGATAGGCCGGCCTTCAAGCTTCGTGTCTTCCGGCACGTCGTTGAAGCGCGCTAGAGCGCGGGCGGCGCGTTCTCGGGGAGGATGTGGGGGCTTCATAAGAAGATCACTCTCTAATCAATGCAAAGCTTATCGCTCGCGGTTTCTTCAACTCGTCCGTCTCAGCTCCCCTAAGCTCGTTGGTCGCTTCGACAACAGCATTCGTATACCTTCTGCTGCATCAAGCAGTACGTGCACCTTCTCATCTTCGGAGAGCCGGCCAGTCTCCATAGATGCGGTGCGGAGATAGCTCATCAAATCACGATTGATCGGTTCGCCCGGTACTTCCTCATGAAGTCGTTGGACCATATTAATCGTTCTATTCAGCAGCGTTCTCACTTGATGTGGAGTGAGGCGAGATACTTCGGACGCCGCTTGCTCCAACTCTGAAATAAGCCCCCTAGGCATACGTTCATCCCTCCCGCTTGGTCTATATTCTCTCCTCTTCAAATGAGAACACGCGATAAGCGAAGAGTCTATGTGTGAAATCTATATGGTCGAGTGTGAGGACGCGCCGAATTTACTTAAAGCGCATAACAGATTTAAGGGGGATGCTCGCGATCAAATGGCCGTCGCCGCGAATAACTTCAAATGAGCTGCCATCTACGACTTCGTCCTTGAGGATTTTTTCTGAGAGCATTTCTCTCGCGGCTTGCACGGCCTCGTGTCTTGCCTGCTCATCAGTAGAAAGAATTGCTCCCTCCATATCCACGGAAAGCCCTTCAGCGTCTCGGACGTGGAAAAAGTAACGCGGCATAGCGAAATTCCCGGCATGCGTTCAAAGAATGTCGATATCAACGATCAGTCACTTGACATTGTTCCGCAGCTTCATGCCCCGTGCAGATGCAGAACGCTCGGCGTTATTCGAGCTCACCTAAAAAGAAACCCTCCGGCGGGGAGGGTTCTAATCGTGCCAACTAAAGGGCACTAGGAGCAATGGGCGGAGGGGGAAATGGTCCGTCCGGCCTTAAAAACTCGCGACGAGAAAATCGGTTCCGAAAAAATTAGTTATTCCACCACACGCAGCACCGGCGGCGCACCTTCAGCTCTGAACGTCTTTAGATTTACCTGCGTCATTGGGCCACGAGATGTATGCATCGTCAGGGTGCTGATATCGACGTCGAGGCCGGTCTTGTGAACTTCTTTGATGGCATCGTTTAACTGGCGAAGGGCCATTGCCAACCGTTGTTCCGCGTTCTTCTGGCGGGAAATGCGGGTTATCATTATAGTGGCTCCTTATGCGGATAATGCGCCCAGCAATGCCAGGTAGATTTCTCGGCCTTCGATCGAGAATATCCGAAGCCGCCCCATTTCTTGCAGCCAGGATGCTCGCAATAGTGATTCTCGTGAATGCCGTCGCTGTTCTTGGATTGGTCGCTCATATGATGGTGTTTCCAGTGATGTCTATGGGCCCGTTAGACGTTTCAATCAACGGCCAGCGAACTTTCTTTTTCCATTTGTCCAACGCATCCTCAGCGGAGGAACAAAAGACCCATTCGATGAATGCGTCTGAAATGTTAGGGTGGTCGTATAGGATGGCAGCGATCCCCTTGCGCTGGCTGAACAAGATTTCCGTCTTTGCGCCTGTCGGTATGTCGTCATCGTCAGCGAATAGTTCCGTGGCAACGTAACCGGTGAAGGCTGTGAGATCAGAATCACGGTCGACTTCATCGAGGATGCGCGGATCAAGGTCGTCGTGGTCGGCTTTCGTTGCGCCCACGAAGTCGCCTTCATTCAGCGGGAATTTTGCGTATACGCCATGTTTTTCAAGCAGGTATGGACGAATGCGCATGTTTGCCTCCTATCCAAATAGATCCTGTTGCGGCCTTTCTTCCTCAACTGGCAGCAGCACGAGGCCGTCGTCAGGCAATGGTCGCTGAAGCGCTTTCGCTTCTTCCCATGGCGCTGTCAGCCATGTCTCAATTTCATCTTTGTTTGTCAGAATTACCGGCATGGCCTTCGGGTGGATGGGCTTGACGACGCTGTTCGGGTCGGTCGTCAGGAACGCAAAAAGCTGGTGTTCTCCACCGCGCGGGTTCTTCATCGATCCCCGAACACCGTTCCACTCGGTCCATATGCCGGCGAAGAACGCCAGCGGTGCCGCTTCGTTGATCGCAAACCAGCGTTTCGTCTTGCGTGGTGTGGTGTCCTCCCATTCGCAGAACATTGTCCACGGCACCACGCATCTGTTCTCAGGCCGAAGCCAGCGCCGCCAGTGAGGCGACGTCACATTACGGATGTTTGTGACACCCGTATCCGGCTTCCCCTGCGTGACGAACTGCGGCGAGGGCATCCCCCAAGTCAGGCCGGCGAGTTCCCGGCCATTGTCGCCGTTTCGCACTACTGGCGCCGATCGGTCCGGGTAGATCTCTATGTCAGGCTCGAGGTTAAGCCGCTCCTGCATGGTGCCCACGATGTCGCGGATCGATTCCTGATTGGTCTTCACACGGTATAGATTACACATGCTCACCTCGGCATCTTGGCTATGGTGATTTTGACGTCACCCTTGGTGTTGCACCTTTTGCACTTTAGCCGCTTGGCAATATCGTCGACGGTGGTATCGGTTTTAGCCACGCGGTTCAGTTGCCAATGCTGGATATTCGAAACGTGACCGCAGTAGTTGCACCTGGCAACGACAATCTCCCAGTTCCGTATTTCCTTGACCTTAACGGCCGTCGGCGGCGCTTGTTTCAATGTTTCGATGAGGCTGCGTGCGCGGGCGTGGTATCTAAGTCTGCATCGATCTGAAAAACCGTCGACGGGCCGGGGGCATTTGATTATGTCCTTGGCTATCTTGTTTAGCAGAGATGGCATTGAATGGTCGCCATATTCGATCATAAGCTCTCCCGAGCAGATGAACTTCAGGAGCTCGCAATCCTCGCACAACACGCCCACCGGCTCGCCGCCGTATTCGGACAGCACATAAGCTCCTTTACCTGGCATCTCGATCAGCGTCCGGCTTCCATCCTCTCGTAAATCCTGTGCCCATCGCAGCCGTCGCCAGAGCGAGTTGCATCCTCAGATGCAGAATGTCCTCCATGAGCGTCTCAATGGCGGCTCGGCTATCTCCATCGTGCCATGCAATGATGTGGTCCACCGGATCTGCTTCGGGTTCTCGTCTTTCTGGGCGCACGTTCTCATTCTCCTTCTTCAGAGCCGCAAAAACTTCCCTTGTCATGAAAAAGGCGCGCGCCCCCGCGCCGGTAAATCAGTCTGGCATCAAGTCCGAAATCTGCCCATGCGACACCAGGAGACGCGGGTTGCCCATAGACCCGCTTTCCTCGTCTACGGTGACAGCGTAGGCCGCCACGCCGATGTGGCGCGATGCCATTGCGCCTGCCATTTTTTCCGCGGATGCGGCGTTAGAGGCGGGTCGCATTTCGCCAGGCACAATGCCTGCGCGGCCTTTCTTGAACTGCACTACGATGATTTTTTCTTCATCGGCCATCTCGCGTACTCCTCGTTTGTTCTACAAATGTTCTCATTTTAGAGAGGAGTCAAGTACGTTCATCTACTGGGTCGACGTAGTCGGTCGCTCGAACCTAGCGCGGAAGCAATGAAAAAATCGAACCAATCGAACTGTGACGGTTCACAAATTCTTTGTGGCAAAGATGGAGCCAGAAGCGCGCCTAGTTGAGGACGCCAACCTCAGCGGTAATTTTGCTGCTCACGAATATGGGCTGTTCGTTTCAAGCTAGTTCACCCAAATTCCAAGATCGATCGCGTAATTCGTCACCTGCTGAAGTCGAGCATGCCCGATCACCGTGCCAACTGGAGTTAATCGCATCCGCCTTATTGGCGTCTTGTTCCAGGTGCTGAACAGGTCACGAATCCGAGGGCAAACGGGTTCTATTGCCGCTATGAATTGATCTTCGGTCATTAAAATCGATGGTTCAAGTAATACTTTAAGCCGACTTATTTGATTGCCGTCCAGCATGTCGCGGAAATCTAGGTTGATTTTCTCCACCGACATAGCATTAGCTTGCCAGCGCGTTTTGTCGTTGACACACGGAATCAAGAATGTCGGCACTAGATCGGCATAATTTTCTCCGAATAGTTCCTTAACTCTCGCAGTATCGTGACCCAAACACATCGCACCTGCATAGTTTTTTCGCAGAATTTCGATTAGTTCCTCTCCAGGGAGGAAGTTATCAATAACGCTCACGCCGTTCGCTTCCATGTAAAAGAAGCTGTTGTGATTGTCTGTGATATATTCAATCATCGGACACGCAAAACCATTCAGTGCTAGCCCTAGTGATTGAAGGCTATTCACTGCTGTAAATGACGTGGCCTTAAAGAGATGATTTAGCGCCAGAGCTGCGAGCTCGTTTTCCGTTAGGACTGCAATTTTTTCAACCGCTTGCCCAAGGCAGAGAGATAGACGGTCCCTGTTTTCTTGCTTAGACTTGCTCGCGAGCAAATCCACTAATACGTCGACGTTTACTTGGTCTCCAAATCGGCAAAACGCTTTCTGAGCCTCCCCAAGGGAGAATTGGAAGTCGGGTGATTCAAAAGCATTTGCATTTGCGATCTGCGTATCCGAGAATTTTGTAAGAATTTTTTCCTCGAATGTACGAAGTCGCTCTTCAACAATTGAATGCGCAATCATCGCGAACTTCGGGAGCTGATCACTTAGACTCTCAATTATGTCCTTCATATCCGCGGCGGAATATCCGACGTGAGTATCCTGACCGCTTTGTATAACGGTTGAATTACCAGATGCTTCTGCTTTCTGAGTCATTTGATTTTAGTGTCACGTCCCGATTGGATGATCGTAGATTGCCCAGCGGAACGAGCGTTCTGTGAGTTTTTCTTCACGATAAACCTTCCACCCAGGAATGCCAGTGCGATCGAAATGACTATGCCTGCCGCCCAAAGAATAACGTTCTGATCCATCAATTCCTCCTAAACGCGAGAGAATATATGGCGACTCTATTCAGGGTTTCAACACATTATCGCGCGAAATTTCCGACTATTAGGTGGTTTTGTCCTATTCTACGAACTGGAACCTCAGGGTTGGAACAATGGCTTCTTGGCACGTATGGGCTCCGTTCATTTCGAGCCGCCTCCCCATTTGGCATTTCCAGCGTTGCCCTATTTTTTCGACTTGTGACATTCTGCCGCCGCTTCAAAAACGATGTCGCTCATATCTCGGCTCCTTCAGCATTTGCTTTCACTTGCGCGGGCGACATCTTCCGCATCGCACTTGCTGCCAATTCAGCGCGGCCGCCCAAATAGTGCATATCAAGAATAGTCTCGACATCCTTCAGGCTGTGCCCGGTAACGGCGGCGATCTCTGGCACTGTGCACCCGGCTAGCGCCATCCGTGTAATCGCTGTACCGCGCAAATCGTGAAATGTGAGGCCGGTGATACCAGCCTTCGTGCAACACTTTCTCCAAGATGTGTTGAACCCGTCGCTTGTCCAGGCTGCGCCGCGGCTGTTTTTAAGGATGGCGCCACTCCCACTCTGGGGGCGCAGAACGTCAGCAAGTGCCCCCATGGGCACAATAACCCGCGCCTTCGTTTTCGACTGAGCGAACCGCAAATTGACGCCGTCAAAATCGCGCCAGGAGAGCCGCAGAAGGTCGCCTTTGCGCTGGCCTGTCCATAGCGCCAACTGAATGGCTAAACGCATGTAGGAGGGCGCCACAGCCTCGAAAGCCGCTACGTCGGCGTCAGCCCACGTCTGATCGCGTCTCGTCGAGCGGTACAGTCGACCGCCTCGTTCTGCGATGTTGACCGAGATCATTCCTCGGTCTTTTGCAAATGACAGCACACGAACCAAAATCATCCACGCAAAGTCCGCCGTCCTTGGGGTGCCCGCGAAAGAATCCCGCCATTCCTTAAACGCGCCGCGCGTCGGCGGCTGCTGTAGCTCCTCAAGCGATAGGCCGCCGAACTGCATTCGGATTTTATCGAGATAACGATCGTATTCGTGACGCGTGCTGAGCTTGGTTCGGCGAAAATCAGAAGAGCCGCGATAGAGCGTTATAAGCGTCGATAGGTTGGTAGGTGAGGGCGCTCTGCGCTGCTCGTGGGCTAGCTTGAAGGCGCCATCGAGAAGAGGATCGCCGGGTTGGATCGGCTCGCCTTTGTCGTCCTTTAGCAGCGGCCCACCGCGCCACGCATAGCAGTAGTAGACGGTCGTGCCGCTGGCGAGAGTCTTCTTGACCGTGGCCAGGCCCTTTAAATTTGCGTCACGCATTGCTCAACCCTTCCGCAAAGGAGCAACCTGCCGCCGGCAGAATGCCGAAAGCGTTTTGTCGTCTCCTCATGTGGTGGTGGTGGTGGTGTGCTTGGTGGCCGCGAAGGTAGGTTAGGCAGTATCGTGTGCGTAGGTCAAGCGCGATCGCGCAACCGCACGCCCGGGCCGTTGCCGTTCGACGGTATGAAAATAATTCCGAGATCAAGGAGAGCTTGGACCACGGCCGCTACGTTGTTGGTCATGCCCGACACCCCGCCTTCGCTCGCCTCCATGCGCTTTAGTGTCGGGACGGATATTCTAGCAGCCGTGGCGATCTCAGACTGCGTCTTACCAATTAGAGTTCTAGCTGCCGCCAACTGGCGGCCAGACAGGCTGTCGTGATCCATTGGTATCAT